CCATTTTCTGGACTTCCTCATCAGTGTAGTCTAACCCAGTGAATGGTTTCTCAGTAGTTCCAGGTCTTGCAGGAGTTGGGAGTTCACCGCCGACAGTCTCGACAGGCTGTACAGCAGCGGGTTGAAGTCGGTCAATCTTACCATCACGCAAATGAATTAATTTCGCTGCCATGTTCCATGCTTCTGGATTCCTCAGATCGTGAGCACCTATGATGCCAGTCATATAAGAATTATAAACCGCATCTTCAGTCTCGCGTTCAATGCCCTCAAAAAGCCCCGGACTTTGTTTCATGGACAGGCTTCGACCTTCAGCATAGTATGACTTTGCTTCATCTTGTACTCGCTTTAAATCACCTTGCTGTCTTTTCTTCTCCCGTGCGTCAAGCCTTTTGTCAACAATCTGCTCAACGGATTCTACTGGCTGTTCAAAATTCCAGACTGCCCTCGGCTCTTCTTGCTGTTGGGTAGCCTGACTACCAGATTCCCTTACTCTCTGCAATTCCAATTCTCGTAACTGTTTAGAAAATGCCAGGTTGTTTCTGAGGTCGCCAATTTCCTTGGCTTGCCCACCTAGCTCCTTCTGTCCATCAGTTACCATCTTAATTAGTTCCACCGATGTCTTGCCCTTGAATTCCTTGGGAACGTCAGGCTCAGGCGGTTCTTTTGGCTTTGGTTCGGGAACAACATCTGGTTCTGGAGTTTGAGTAGGCTCAGTGTCCAGAGGCTCCGTTGTCTGCCCCTTATCTTTTTCTGCCATTATTCCTCCATATATTTTTTACGGGACGTTTCCGCTACCCCGTATTTTGGATTCTTTCAAGATTCTTTTAGGTAAAGATAAAATATCATCAATCATTTGTACCTTTCCCTGAAAAAACCTTACACTCTCTCGCTCTTTATCCCTAATGCAGTGGTCAATTGCACTCTCTCTTTCTTTACTAATTGCCTCGATGTATAGTTTCCAGAAATTCTTCTGCTTAATCTCATCGAGTTCTTTTTCAATCTGTATAATATCAGGCATGAATACTACGCTTTACCCTTCCCTTATCCGATTTATAATAAGGGCAATCCATCTCCCTGTTGCACCCACCGTCAGTGTCTAACATTCTCACGTCTTGTCTCCATGCTTTACACTGCCCCATGTAGGCTTCACTATGCCCCATGCCAAGGTCTCGCCTGTGCCTATCTGGGTTCATAATAAAAAACCTACAGCGACTACAGAGGAGAACATTATAGGCTTGATAATCAACCACCTATCCCGCCAACTCCTTGCGGTGGCATAGCTCCCTGTGGTGCCATGGGTGGTTGCCCACCTTGTCCACCGCCACCCTGCGGGGGTTTGGGGGGCATCTTATCAATACTCTTCTGTATCGCCGTCTTTGTGTCTATGCTTTTTTCAATATCTAAAACAAGGTCATCGGCATCCTTAATTTCAAAGTCCTCAAGTAATCTCTTTAGTAATGTTACACTAATCTTATTTGCATCTACCATCAACTGTTTCAATCCACTTGGCACTTGAGGATTCTCCAACAACTGTGCCATACCCGCAATCTTAGTCATGTAGTCGCTTAAAATCTGATATATAGTTAAAGTAATCTCCCGCCTAATCTCCTGATTCAACATCTCGGAAGATGTGGCGAGTTCGATATTTATTCCATCTCTCATATATTCAGTGGGAAACTTTATTGTCTCCTCTTCTCCCATATCGCCATACTTATAGGTCGGCTGATACTGGGTAAAAAAATCAACGAGCTTCCAAGCAAACTCACTTAGTTTGTCCCGAAGATTATCTATCCCTGCTTTAAACTTCTTGTTAGCTTCCTGAAGATTAGAAAGCTCAACCTTAGCAACTGGTCTCTCAGCAGTAGATATCCCCATCACAGCAGGAGTGATTCCCACTGCACGGTCAGCATATGAATTAATCCTATCTTCTTCTTGGAATGTTTGGGCGTAAGAACCTGGGTGTTGGATTATCTCAATGTTGCCAGTCAACTCGCCCTGTACGGGAATAGTTTTCCCTGGCGACATCCTGAGATTATCAAGCCCCATTCCTGCCCTAACAAATATCCATGGGGCATTCTGTAGGGTTATGGTATCAAGCCGTTGGTTCGTAATCGTATCGGCTACTTTTTGTAGAGGTTCGAGAATCTCGCAGATTCCTTCACCATCAGAACAATATTCAGTTGGATAAAAAACGAAATCTTGGAAGGGTCGGAATTTCTTAAAAAGCGGGTTATAAATACACCTTAAAATAGCCCCTGAATTTCTATGGTAACTAACGATAATGTCATCTTCCGTGCCCTCCTCATCAACATCATAGTACATGTGCAGTTGCCAAATCTCATAAGGCTTCTCATAATCTGTCTTTTCGATTTCTTTCTTTTGAGCTTCTGCCCGACGCTTCGTAGCCTCATCAACCTCGTCTGGCTGAACCAGTTTTTCAACTTCTTTCTTATCGTACTCTTTCTTCCTCACTTTCAAATCAATTTGAGGCTTCCTGAGTCTCACCCTGAACCCACACATATAGGCATCATCAATACTCGTAGCATCAGAAGACATCACCCAATCACTTCTCGGGATGGGGTAGATATTCGGCCCAGTATAAGTCTTATCTACACGCTTAACTAATTTACTTGGAGTTCCCTTTCCCGAATATTTCTTAACAGAATTATCTTTCAGTTCAGCAGGAGTGGCATAAGCCATACGCTCCTCTTCAACCTCCTCATTAACAATCATTACGATACCAGTTCCAGTTTTTATACACTCAAGGAGAGGAGAGAATAACTTCTTTTTAAGCTGAAGAATATTCTTCTGAAACCAGTTAAGTTGGTCTTCAAGCTCCTTGTCAAACCCAATGAACTCCTTATTCTGTGCTTTTGCTATCCAGAGTTTTACTTTATTAAATATTGCATCTATGATTCTTACAAAGATAGCATCGGTGTTAGATCGGGTGAGTGGGATTGCCACGTTTGCGCAGTTTTCCCACGGGAATGACTTGGGTTCTCTCTTGCCCCGATACTGGTCATGCCAGTAGGGAAGCTTGTCTATGAGGTCTTTCTGGTTCTTTAGCTCTTGGTCTAGGGTTTCGCCGACATGCCTAGAGAGTACATCCCTGAGTTTGTCGCCAGACTCCATCTTTCGGTCAAGATTGACCTTAAATCCGCCTTTAAATTCAGGTGCGTCTTCTTTTGGAGTTTTTTTGGTTATTTTTTTCTTTTTAGGCATTTATTTCTTTCTTTTTCGCTTTTTCGCCCTTTTTTTACGTTTTCCCCGCTTCATAAGGTCTTTATTTTTTGTATTATCAAATGTACTTCTTATTGTACTCAAATTACTTCTTTTTTGCCCTAGAAAACCCATAAATCCTCTTGAAACTTGCGGCAGAGAGGCTTTTGTGCATTTTCCTAACCCTAGCCTTCTGTTTTGGGTTTAAGTCTTTGGCAAATTTCTTTGGACTGGCATGATATCCAGAAGGTAAGTGTCCCATTCTACTCCTAAAGGCACTAGCCCCACCAGCTCTCTTAACTTCCCTTCCAAGCCTGAGTGAATATTTTGCTTTCTTTTTGGGCATTACTTCTCCTCTCTTGTATATTCAATTTCATATTTGCCCGTGTCTAACGGAGTAGAATCGGTAATGGTAGTCCATGTATCGGGAGCATCGGTAATTGTAGTAAAATCAGTAGTTTTTATTTCTGATTCAATCCATACAGATGGTAAATTTACCAAGGGTTCAGGCATCCCTTGCTGACAATATGGGCAAATCACTTCTTTTTCACCCGCTTCGGGAGTTTCTTACCCCTTGACTCTTTTAGATGTTTGTGTAATACGGCCAAGGCCATTTTTGTCCTACCCTTCTTGCCCTTCTTCTTGCGTGTTAATTCTGCCCCGAACAGCTTTTGCTGTTTTCTCGACTTGATTGGGGTGTGTTTCTTATGTTTGCAAGGCATAGTTATGTTTAAGCTACTACTTCCCTCAATCTTTTAATGTAGCTTTGTGATCCCTACTCGTTGCCGAGTCGCCGTCCCTGTTTATTTAATATCTTCAAAAAATATCAACGGCATTGTTCTTTCAATATTACCAACACCGACATACCCACCATCACCGTAAAAAAACTCAATCCCCTCTACCTTGGTCGCTTCTTCCATCTTTCGCTCAATAACCCGAAGCTCCCTCCAGAACTCATCATAAATACGCTGGTAGTCATCACAAAACGGGAGCAACTTTTTTCTAAGCGACCTTGTGTTCTTTACTTTCAAGATTCTTCACGCTTCTTAAGATTTGTTCCCACTGTTCCTCACGCTTTTCACGTATAAACTTCAAGGCAGGAGATTCCGTCTTTGGTTTCTTCTTGGACTTATACATTATTTAAGATTGTTCTTCCACGCAAACTGGGCACCTATATCCTCCTCCACTGATTTCCTTCCAACCCACCTTTCTTATTTGAGAACGAAATTCATCGTAGTATGCGCCCTCTTCTTCGGTTACATAATTTGAACAGGAATCACATTCGACAAAATATCGGCATCCCAATGTATCAGAAATCAAGTATCTCACCCTTACGCATGGTAACTATCCCCATATGCTCTCTGCTAACTTCTCGTGTTTTCTTACGTCTAATGATTCTGCGTTAAACTGTTCGTTCCTTATAATATAATCCTTTTTTATTCTTTTTACGGCACGGAATAAATCCCTAAAAATGCGCCTGTACAAAAAACGATACAATTTTTTATCGGTAGTAAACAAAAGTCCCCTTCGGTTTTTCCAGAGCTTCAATAGAACTTCCTGTTTCATGTCATCCCAATATTCTTTTAAATCTGGGTATTTCCTCGCAGACTGCATGTCAATCAATGGGATTAATGCATTAATTAATCCTTCAAATACTTCATCACTTTCACTCCCCACGTACTGTTGAGCCAAATGTTCTATTTCTTCTATTTGATACATTTTTTACCCTTCACTTAACTAAGGTCCACTTGTTGCAAATAAAGAGGATAGCCTCCCCGTGAATTTCACGTTAAAAATCATGAAAAGCGCACGGGAACATCTCCCTACTCTTATTGTCTACGGAAATTTCCCCGAATGGGGATATTTGGAAGGTTTTTTACGTAAGTGTAGTTAAATTAAGGAAAAGTTTTGATGGAATTGTTGACAAGAATTGGTCGAATGACCTATTTTATTAGTCTAGCACGATAGATTCGGGGCAAGTAATATACTTCTCCTATCTCTCTATGAGTGCTCACTTATTTGCCACGATTTTCAACTATGGGCTTCATTGTATCACTCATTCTTTTCTGCCAATGTTTAGGCAAATGGCAGGCATTTAAACATATTAAATCACCCGATGATTCCTTGAGGTGTGCAGTACATTCTGGACATGTATATTCAGATAATCCCAGTTTCTCAAAAACACTTCCTTTAAAATTCGGGTCTTTTTTTGCCTCGTCTTTATTAAATCCAAACATCTTTCACCTCCGTTGGTTTATTAAATGACCATGATGCGACCCAAGATTTCCACCAGGAAAAGGTTGCCTGGCCTCCATTTTCACCCCCTGTTTATCCAGGATAATACTGTACGCCTGGTTCTAGTGTCTGCGAAATCGCTCCCCTTATCATCATGCGCTTATCCCAGGGCAACCCATTGAATCCTTTAACATAGGTCACCTTAGTAAGTACGTGTTTTTTCAGCGAGGAATCGTAGGTATACTCAGCATCATAATAACGAGTGGGATGAAGCAACCTTGAATTATCGCCAGATAACTTCTTTGTCCCCGAAAGCAATAAGCCAGCCCCAGTTAATCCTAAATACTTTAAAAAATCTTTACGCTTCATTTTTACCTCCTATTATTTGCCCATCTAATTCTTTAATAAGTGAGCGAATGAAATCTTTCACTTGGTCTAGGTTAAATGTTTCGTAGTATAAATAATTATAAAGCTCGGTTGCTTTTTCCTCTATCCACTTCTCCTCCTTCAAAAATTTAATTAGCTTTACTTCTTCTGGCTTACTCATCCTTGTCTCCTGTCTACCTTATTAGATTTCGGGGCAATCTCAAACCCCTCTTCCCATAGCCACTCTATAAAGAAATCTATAAAATAGATCGCCTCACCCAACTCATCGTAGTAACGGAAGTCATCCCAAAACTTACCCAGTAACTCCCCAGCTTTCTTTTTGTTCATAATACCTCCTATCGCCATATATGTCAATTTCGTGGCATGTAATAATTACCCATACTTATTAACATCTATGCCGATTACTTACACCACAAATACCCCACTCAGTAACTCTACATGGTGTAAATGTGACACACTGTGTCCCAAAAACGCGGGCAATAGTAAGCCTCACGCCAATATAAACACCAAAAAAAACACCCCACAGATAACCACGCCCCACAAAACACAGATGATCGCTATCTGAAGAGTTCGCTTGAGTTTTGCCTTCATTTCACCTCCTCTAGTTTACATAATAGTCGTCATTGTTTACTCGGCGATTTTTCTTATCTATTTTATCATAATACTTTTTCATTTTCTTAATATCCTTGTACATTATCAAACAACGCTTACATGTAACATGTTGCCAATCTGTGGTTAAATCAGCGAAAGCACCAATGCCACAAATAGACTTCCCATTACAATAACAATGTAATTTAGTAGACATAATAGTCGTTATGCGACTCAATCATATTCTAAAACTAATGTTACCCT